TACAAGACTTATTGAACCTGGTGAAATTACTGCTCCAGGATTAACTCCTAAAGCTGCTTTTAAATTAACCGTTCCACCGACTAATGGAACGCCTACAACAGTAATAGAACGTTGAAGTCGACCCAATAAAAGGCACCCTTTCTTCCTTTTTATTCTTTCTCGCCAAACGTACGCATTTCTTAATTTTGGGTATGCATCATCAGGCAGTAAGAACTCTTCTCTTTCTTGAACTAATCCAGTTGTGTTACCTGTAATTTTAAGAGGAGAATAACCTGCCATTAGAAACCTTGTCCAATACCCCAACCGTAACCATTAACGGTGGTAGTGTTAAAAAACGTAATATTTGCCTGTCCAATCTCTTCAATTGCTTGTCTTTCTAATACCATGGCTTCTTGACGTTTAAATCCTTCCATTAGATTCTCTACGCCTTCCATATCTTGGCGCTCTCTTAGTATTTCTATAGCGCTTCCATATGCTATATACTGAGCCCATTGATTTAGTATTGGATGGTCAGTCACTTGCATGAATTGTGAAGGAGTCTGATAGGTTTCTATTTCGACGAGGTAAACATTATCTGGTACTGGTCGAATAGTTATTTCGTTATTCCAAAACAAAAGATTATAAGGTCGACCCACTTGATACTGAGAGGCCCAGATGTTTAATTGACTACCCGATTGAATAGGTACTGGAATCAATAGGTTTATTTGAGTCGTTACATAGTTGACTGTCCCGCAATATTGTGGTGTCAAAGGAAGTGGAGGATAAGCATTATTAGGAATGTTTGCGTTCTGTTGTCCCCCAAGAGGAGAATAATTAGGGATAGATGGTTGCTGTTGATTTAAGGAATTAAGGTAAACGTTATTCCCCACAGCGTTTTGCTGAACAAAAATGAGTTGTCCAATTGTGGTATTGGACCCAATTCCATCGGAATTAACAACTGCACCGCCATCATCAATAATTCTGATAGGATTTCCATTTTCATCAATACCACCTATAACTAATTGGGTGCTTAAAATACCGAAATTAGGAGCAGGAAAAGCATTCTGGTTATTACCAAATAAGGTAAAAGAAAAGGTATTATTTGAGGTCCAAGTCCCACCACTAACATAAGCTGTGAAACCTGTTGAATCGACTCCATCTAAAGTAAATGTATTGGAATTAATGACAGTTACCGTGTAGGTGTTGTCATTTAATTCGATCATTCCAAGGACATTTTCTATAGTAATAATGGATCCTGTAAAGAGCTGGTGGCTAGGGCTTGTTATTTGGCATGGATTGCTTTGTAAAGCATTTGTTATGGAGCCATTTAGCCCTCCACCTTGCTGAAATTGGGTGGGGTATCTAGGATATAAGTTGTATAATTGATCCCTATTCTTGAAAAAGTTACCTTGTACTCCTTCAAAATACACAGGTGCACGAAATCCCTGACAATTATTAACGTCTACAGGATATCGGTCGACGTTTGGAATTGTCAGGAATTTATATACACTACGTTGTTGGTCAATCTTTATAGAATAAGGAAAATCATTATTGTAAAAAGTATTGACGGCTTCTTGAATGTCACGGCTAGACAACGCATTTTCACTAGCTGAAGATGTAAGCCTTCTTACTTTCTTTTCAATGAAAGTATAAGTGGAATCTGCTTGTGCTACTGGCGATGACATATAACCTCTTTGTTAGAATCCAACTGCAACGAACTTATGTAACCACTCGCCTTCTTCATCTCTATTCAAAGGAGCTTCATTGGCTGTAACAGGATTACCATCTAAACTAACAAGTCCTTCTCGTCTCTTCATGATCTTGTTTTTATCGTTCACTTCATTTACAAGTCCGAGTGGAACTTCGTATGTTTTTCCAGGAATGAAATGCCATACTTGAATAGGATCACCAGCATATTTGCAATACGGTTTAGTAAGCCTTTCATGTCTACCTCTTGAATTCATGTATTCTGCTTTAACAAAACGAGAATCTTCTTTCTTTTGTCTCTCAAGTTCTTTTTTGTGCTCTGGCTTCATATTCTTGAAGTCATCGAAAGGTACGCTATTAGTCAGGGTGTTGATGAGTCCATGTTGTTCTCCCCCTGCTGTTGCCATTGTTAATTGTTTGGTCATACTTAATTCCCTATATTGTTTAGTGATTGAAACGGCACTTCATTTGTACTGTTGTCAAACTCCAAGTTCTTTGACCCATAAGGTGAAAGGCTTGCTGGAGATTCGACCGTTGTAATTGGTATAGAAAAGGTGTCAAAAAAAGTAGAATCAAGGCTAAGAGTAAAAACGTTTCCATTTAGCCCTATTATATTCCCTACTAATCCGTTTGCCTGATACATCCCATAAGTTCGAGGAACATAAAGCTTTACATTCATGCCGACTTTATAGGTATTAACCCTAGGATTTGGTGCGGTATTTACTAAAGTAGTCGTAACAACCATCGGCATAGACTTCGTGATATCTGTTATCACTAGAGAATTAGGTATAGTGTTAACGCCTGGTAAATACTGGTTTGTCATCCATATTCCTTAATTAAAAGGGAGGGACGTATTGTCCCCTCCCTTATCTATCCCTAACTAGGAACTGGCGCGTTTATAGTGCCTGTTTCCATCTTGTATGCTTGCCATACGATTATGTCACTCGCTGAACCGCCTGGGCTCTGAGCGCCAGCAGGTAGGTACATATATGGAATGAAATTACCTGAATGGAAAGGTACATACTGGAAGTTATATCCAGTTTGGACCCCAGTGATCGGATTAAACTGCGTGCTTTGACCAGCAGAAGCAACAGTCGCAAACAGTTGAGCTGTTGGAGACGATGCACTTGTTGGGAAAGCAAATGTCGTGAAGTTTGTAGTATTCACATTGATAGTGAATGTATAATCTGTCACGGCAGTAATCACAGGTGGGATGTTTTGCGGAAGGTAGTAGTTATTAAGCTGAACCATCCCAAAAGATCCTGGGATTGTAAATTCAACTTTCTGACCTACTACATATTGGTGCTTCTCAGAAACAGTAACCACACCCTGGGTAGCCTTAGAAATTCCTGTTACATACAAGAATCTAGGCTCTACAGGCATTAACTTAGAAATTCTTCTTGCAACTACTGCAGTAGCAGCATTAGCAAAACCAGAAGCATCCAATCCTGTTAAAGTAAAACCTGAACCTGAAACAGAGGAAATGGTGAAAGCCATACCTGAAATTTGCAGCATTCCAGTTGTACCATATAACTGAACTACATCCCCTTCGGAATATGTATTAGTCATGGTAACGACTGCAGGGTTAGCATTTGTAATAGCCGTTCCTGTTACAGCAGCTTCAGGTTGTGGCTGGGTAGTTACATAAGTAAACCCATTAGAAGCTGTTGCTGTTGAAAAGTTATCAATATTGATTGCGCTTGTGCTGTTAGTTTTCTTCCAGCGTAAACCATCATTAACTGCGGTTAATCCACCACCAAACCATTCCCCTCTAACTACCCGACCAGTTCCCTGGGTTGTAGCCATTTGAGTTAGGTTTGTAGTCACAAAATAATCTGCTCCACTTGGTAGTGGGATTATTTGATTCACTGCTGTAGCAGGCTGTGTAAAAGTACCTTGAGTGACAATTGTAAAAGCCATTTTCTTTATCTCCTTATGATGGTTGGAATGTTGTTACGTTCAAACCAGAGATCCAGTTTTGGTTTGTAATCGCACGAGCGATAGCAAACTTGGCATACAACTGGCTATTCTGTGCAACAGAGGACACAACCCAAGGTGGTCTATATCCAATGACTGCGGTATAGTTGTTCTGCTCGATTTTAGCGGCAGCTTCTAGACCGAACATTGGAATAGTGTAGACAGTATTACCTCTTAAAGAGATACCAGGTGTCTTTGCAGCTTTAGAAGAAACAAAGAATCTGAATCGGCTAATAGAGCAATATTCCTCTGGTCTGATACCTTCTTGTGTTGGGTATGCTGATTTCAGCAATACACCTTGAACTTTTTGAAGATCTGCGCAAAGGTTTGTATTAGCAAGTGCAATAAACGCATCTCTAACTCCACCTGTCGCGAACTTAAGAGTAGCTTCTAAACTAGTTAGCATTGAGCGAGCGTCATTGCCAAGTAATATGTTCTCGATGTTATTCACATCGTTCAAAGAAATATTACTAGGTTGATCGCCGTTTAAGCCCCCAGTGGAATTTATATAACTGACCGAACTTGAAAAAAGGTCACGCATCAAAAGATCTTCCTTCTCTCTCAACCATTGTCCTAAAAGAGCAGTAAACTTTGTAAGGGTCTTGGAATTTTCCCAAAGTACTACCTGTTCGTTAGTTACGATGCTCTTCGCATAGATTTCCATTGTCGCATCAATGTCTGTACGTACTGGCACTTCAGATGCTGGATCGATACCCGAGCCGTCTAATTGTCCGCCTTCAGTTGATAAGCGTTCAAAACGAGACATACGAGTAGTTTTACCCACATAGCTTTCCGCATGATGCAAATCGACGCCGAAAGAGTGGATTAAATTAAACATTGGGGTAGATAAAAGATCTTCAGAAGCCTGAACTGGAAGCTCAGGGGCCATATTCTGAATGCCTGTTATTCCTGTAGAGAATGTCATAATAAGCCTCTTTGTAAGTTGAATGTTTACGTGATTGACGAAACCACTAATCCAGTCTTACGTTGGCGAGGCGTATTATGCGGCCAGAATTAGGGACCTGCGAGATCCCTTTTTATGCTGCTCCAATGAATGTATCAAATAATTCTTTAAATATCAAAGAAATTTATTGAAATTTGGAATATTCAAATTTTATTCTATTTCTAGCTATTTCGCAGTATTCCTCGGAAATTTCTATACCGATTGCATTTATTCCTAATTCTTTTGCTGCCACTAAAGTTGATCCACTTCCAGCAAATGGATCTAAGAGAGTAGGTTCACCTGGAGGAGCTAATAGATTTATAATGTATTTCATTAATGAAATAGGTTTGACAGTAGGATGAAAGTTTTTTCTAGGACCTGATTGAGCGGATGAGGGTCTTTCTCCTCTTATTACTCTATAATCTTGATCACTCCATTTATTTCCATTTGATTTATCAATAAATGGCAAACTCTCACAACCTAAATTCCTTTCTTTAGAAGAAGCCTTAGCGCAATAGAAGAATCTAGAGGCTCCTCCAGTATCTCCAAAACCTGGTTTTATATTTCCATAATGATCATCTTTAAATGCGCCCATAAATGCTTTTGAATTTCCACTTTTTCCACCTTTAGAAATTCCTAAATTTCCACTCTGCTCATCAAGCAGTTTCCCTGCTTCTTCGTCTAGGATTATGTTTGCTGGCCAACGGCCATTATGTGAATGAGTAGTTAGTTTTATTCCTGAAGGAATTCCATTGCCAAAAGAGCCGTTTCTTATATCAGTAATTGTTTCACGATCCCAATTTTTACTTAATTTTTTTTGATCAATTGCTAATATTCTATTGCCATTAATATTTATACCAGCTAATCCCCATTTCTCTGCGTTATTTGCAAATGTGCCATCTAAAGGTTTCATAGCTATAACTATCGGCTCATATGCTGGCTTTAATGCTGTTCCATAGCCTTCTAATCCGAAATGATTATGACTTTTAGGAAATCCAGAACCATATAACCACATAATGACATCACGAATCTCCCATCCTGCATCTTCAATAGCACACATTAGTCTATGATGAGTACGAGAACCACCAAAAACGGCCATCATTGATCCAGGTTTGCATATTCTTAAAGCTTCTTTCCAATATTCAACGGAAGGCGTTTCCTTATCCCATTTTTTACCCATGAAATAAAGACCATAAGGGGGATCTGTGACTATGAAATCTATAGAATTAGATTCCATTTTTGCCATTTCATCTAGGCAATTTCCTTGAATAACATCAAATTTTTCTTTGCCTAATGGACAATTATATGTCATTAGGCAATCCCTTTGATTTAAAGTTATTACTAGTTTCATGGAGCGATAACCATCTTAGATGATTTAAATGTAACTCAGCATGGAGAGAACCCAAAATAAAAAGGGCTTTTTTAATGTTATCATGAACGATTAGGTGTCCTATTTTCTCTAAAGTTTCACTTAATTGTAGATATCTATCCGAAATTTCTTTGGGTGTCATTATTAAATTCCTTTCATTATTCGTTGCATTCTAGCCCAGTTTTCGGCTCTTTTTGCTTCGGATTCTTGCCATGACGGTAAGGATCTCTCTCCAGTAGGAGAAGGACCAGAGCTAGACATAGATCTAGGTTTGTTGCTGTTGATTTCTGCTCTCATAGCTTCTTTTTTAGCTGTAGAATGATTCGGGATAAACTTCTTTACAGCGTGATATATATCGTGCCATTTGTCATATCCTTCGTTTAAACGCTGCAATGGACGAGAAACTTCAGGATAATGAAAATCAAGATAGTCAAGATTATCTTGGGAACAAACGTGTCCAAAATCGGGAAAATCCTTCTTTAAGCGATTAGGGAATTCTCTTTGTTCATATTCATACTGCTCTTTCTTGTATTGCTCTTCTTTTTTTGCTAACAGTTGATTTACTTTACGCTCTATTCTTTGTTCTTCGGTTTCTTCTGGCTGATCGTATCCTTGATTGATTCCATAGTATTGGTTATATGCTTGGGGGGATGGCGCAGACTTTTCTGTGAAAGCAACTTCCATAGCAGCTTTAAGTGCTGCAATCTCTTGTTCTTTTTCAGCTGCTCTTTTCTCTGCAGCTTCTCTTTCTGCTCTGTCTTTTTTTCTAGCTTCACGGAATGCTCTCCAATTCGGGTCCTCAACAGTTTCCGATTCTTTTGTTTGTTGATTGTTTTGATCTGGATTTTCATTTTTTTTTTGTGATAGATTAGATTCAATATTTTGTTGTGATACTTTTAGGTCACTCGTACCTTGATCCTGGGGTGGAGTTGTACTTGTTTCAGGATTTAACACTGTCATAATGGAGCCTCCTTGTGAATGATACTAATAACTTTAAAGAAAAAATTAATTATGATAAAGAAAATATAGAAGAAAAAATTGAAAATGATTTAGATATGGCAAAGCTCAAGGAGGAGCTTAGGAAGAGTTTTAGTGAATACAATACGACAATGAGATTTTTAGCATCAGATGCGCCAATAGAAACTCTATGCTTACCATCTTCATTAGAGAAGATATTACTCGATCAAGGCTTCTTGCGTATCTATGACCTTTTCGATATTGATCTTGTCAAAGTCAAAGGGTTGGGTGTAGTTAGGATCAAGCAACTTACAACCTGCTTGGACAAGTTCTTCTCTATGTTGTGAAATATATTCTTGTTGAGATACCATAGTAGTGCCGCTTTCGTATCGAATATATTCCCAAAAATTACCTTCAAAAAAGGCAACTGACCATGCTTGCATTGTTTTGTATCTCTTATCTACTACTGAAAGAGACGCTAATTCTGCCATTACCATATCAGATGGAAGTACCCACAGTCTTTTTACTATTTTGCCTTCTTTTTTTGTATACAGAAAAACGGCTTGATTAGGGCGGGGGCTAGGAAGAAAAGGGCAGCAATAGAATTTACGTCTTATTACATTCTTAATCAGATTGTCCTTAGCAATGACCATAACAACAGCAAATTGATCTAACAATCTAAAAGGGTGTTTACCTTCTTCGTCTACGTAGTTAAGATGATTTATAATGCATTCATCTAGATGATTTTCTATGTTATCAGTCATAGCATGTCCTACCTCCAAAGCATTATACTTTGTGGTGTCGGACATTGCTTTTCTAGAGAGTTCTCCTGCTGAAATTCGAGTCTTTTTACTCATCTAGGTTATCCCGTAATTTAATGATTTTCCATTTATTTTCATGATTAGCTTCGTAAATTCCATCGGAACACATAAATCTAATGTAATCATCATCGATTTCCAACTCATATATTTCGGAAGGTAAATTAAAAGTTCCATGATGGCACTTAATTACCTTTCCCATTGGTAATGGCTTATCCTTCATTAATCAAACCATTCTTATAGTTTCTTTTGTATACTCTCCATTGCTGCTTAGTTGGATTTGGTATGAACTTTTTTAGGCTTTTTAGCAATGCTTTTGCTCTTATTTTTCTCATCTTTTTTCCTTAAATCGACTACTTTTGTGTCTTTTGCAATCCTTCTTGCCTTCCATAACTTCTCTTTAAGAGAATCAGACATGGAAGATTCATCTATAGGAGGTCTCATTTTAATTAGATGATCCCGATCAGAAAGCTCTATAGTAAGATGCCTTTCTCTTTGCGGTTCTTCTTCTCTATTTTGATTTGAAGGATTTGCATATTCAAAATTCGACATTTTTCTTCCAATATAAAACATTTTGGTCAGGATGTATGTTTAATCCATCCCACTTTCTACCTATACACCATGCAGATTTAGTCTTTATTTGGTTTGGATACTTAATAAAAACTAGGTCATAATCAGCAGGTAGATATTTACTTGCATCTGCCCATTTCCCTGGTTCATACTTTATGTCATTATAGGTAAATCTTCTCTGTTTATTCTTATTATCAAGAATATAGTCTAACCCTACCTTGATCAATGGTCGCATTCATTTGTTTTAGTATGAGGAGTAGGTCTATCTTTTCCAGATCTAGGAAGGAATGCCCCCCATCCTGAATTATCACCTTTTGGTGTTAAGTCTCGGTTAACTTCCCATCGTTCATTAGGCACAGCTCTGCCATTACCATGCTTAATTACATCGGCAGTCTTATTCTTTAAATAATCGGGATTGTGCTTTACTGTCTTACTCATATATCTCCTAAAGTATAAGTATCCAAAATTTCCCATGCTAATTGCAATGCAACTTCTTTTGTCATTCTTATTTCATCAACGTGATCACCACCATATTGATGAAGGACAAAATCATCTGTATTGTCATCAGCTATCTTATAGGAAACATCGTAATCATCTTCCATTTTACCTCAAAAAGGGGGTAACGCTTTTTACACGCACCCCAACCCATACCTACACATGGCAGGTCGGGATTAATGTTTCTCTCTGTGCTTCTTTGCGTAATTAGCAAGACCATCCGCTGACTTCTTATATTCTTCAGCTTGATTCATTTCAGATGAATACTTACCATCGGAAACAGAAACATCAGCCATCTTCTTTTCCCAATGACCTTCATTAAACTTCTTCATTGCTCCTGGCATTTGTGCCATTGCTTCTTTACTATGTGCCATATATCTCTCCTTAGCCTTTCGGCTTTTTTATTTTTTCTATCCAGTCCATGGGGCTGATTTTAATTTTGCTATCATTTTTGATGCTTTTTCTTTACTTGTTTTTTCAGCTTTTTTTGATAATGGTTTTCTTTTTTTCTCACTTTCTCTTGTCAT